GGGAGTGCTAAACGAGCAAGCGCGAAACCAATCTTTCACAAAAGGGGTTTTTAAGGGGGGGTGTCTATAATGACTGCTAAACTTCCACCCGAACTTCACATAGTTAAAGGAACAAAAGGCGAAAACATGGGAATTCCCTTGCCTGAAAATTTACGCACAAGAATTCCTCAAGCCGAGTGGATGGATAATCCTGACGCTTGGAATAAACCAAAATTTGTTTTAGAAACTTCTAACTATCTTTATGATCTTTATGGTTTAGGCTCGGATCAAGATAAACATTCATTGGCCATGCTTGCAGATCAGATTGATACTTACATAGATTGCAATCGCCATATTGCCGTTGAAGGTTTAGTAACAAGCTTTAATGACGGAAAGACTATTGGGCCATCGCCTTATGTTTCTATTCGCAAAGAATCTTTAAAATTAATTGTTGTTTTAATGAATGAATTAGGATTAACACCAAAAGGAAGATTAAATAAAACAAGCACTAATCTAAATACTAATTCAATGATCGGAAGATTACTACAAGGGCCACAAGTTAAAAAATAATGGATTATAAGATAGGCATTAAGTATGCCAACGATGTTGTTAAAGGTAATATAGAAGTTTGCAAAAATATTCAGCTTGCTTGCCAACGCTTCTTAAACTTTATGGAAGATAAGCAATGGGAGTTTGAATTTATTCCTGAATATGTCGATCATGTTTTAAATTTTGTTTCTGTTCTTAAACACACTAAAGGCCCTGATGCTGGCCAACAAATAGAACTGCAACCTTTTCAAATAATGCTTATATGTGGCATCTATGGATTCCGCCACAAAAAAGATCACGATAAAAGAATGACAACTGATGTCATTGTTTATATACCTAGAAAAGCAGGTAAGTCCACATTAACCGCCGTCATTGGTTTGTATGAATTAATATTTAACGAAGCTGGCGCAGAGGTATTTACTTTAGCAACCAATCGAGATCAAGCAATGATTGTTTTTGATGCCGCTCGTTCTATGATTGAATCTATGCCTGAAGAATTAAAAGCTTGTTATCGAGTTTCCAAATATGAGATTGGAAAAACCAATGATGCTCAAACTGTATTTAAAGCACTCTCTCGCGACAATAAAAAATCAGGCGATGGTAAGAATGCATCATGCGCTATTATAGATGAAGCCGCACAGATTGTTGATCGTAACTCTATTGAAGTTATCCATTCAGGCATGGTGGCCCGAAAAAATCCGTTAAGGATTTATATTACTACCGCATCGTTTACTAAAGAAACTAAATTCTATGAGGACTTAATGGCTTTTGAAGCTATGCTTCATGGCGAAGCACCTGATAATCCTAAATGGTTTGGCCTACTATATGGACTTGATCCAGCAGACGATTGGCGAGATGAAAAGACTTGGGCTAAAGCAAACCCTATGCATGGCATATCTGTTTATCAAGATGCAATTAAAGAGCGATGCGAACAAGCTAAATTAAAACCTGCGGCACTTAATGAATTCTTATGTAAGACACTTAACATTTATGTTAGTGCGAATACCGCATGGATTGATAGACAATATTGGGATGATTCTATTGGTGAAGATAAACCTGATCCTGAAGCAGTCTTTGTTGGTTTCGACTTGGCGGCCACTCGCGACTTAAATGCAGTATGTGTATTAAAAAGATATTCGGAAGAAGATTACTATGCCCACTTTCAATTCTTTTTACCCGAAGAAGGTTTAGAATTAATCCCAACTCATTATCGACCAATCTTTGATCAAGCAGTTCGATCAGGTATTTTAAAGATTACTGAAGGCAATGTTATGGATGATCGAGAAATATCTGAATACATAAAACAACAAGCAACGCTTTATAATGTTAAGGAAGTAGGGTATGATGCTTATAATGCCGCTTCTTTAGTAGCTAGATTGTATGATTACAGTATTCCCGTCAAAAAAGTTGGACAGGGTATGGCCGTTTTAAATAATCCATCCAAGCATACTGAAAAATTAATTATGCAACATCAAATTAAACATAGTGGTAATCCGTTTGTAGGATGGCAATTAGGTAATTGCGAAGTTTATGAAGATGTGAATGGCAATATTAAGATTCGCAAGAATGAAGCTGATAAATCAGCAAAGGTTGATGGTATAATAGCGCTTATTATCGCTATGCATTGCTCATTGGATAACCCATTTGTTTCTAGTGCGTTTGGCTTTAGAAGCTTATAAAGGAAAAATATGGCTATAACAGATATTTTCAAAAGAAAATCAAACAAAAACGCATCAGAAAGTAATACATTATTTGGCCAAACTGCGTTAGGAAACAACATCTTACGCAATGTTCAAGGCCAAAAAAATCAATCAAATAATCAATTATTATATGTAACTACAAGTTCTGTGAATGCGGCTGGTCGCGTAGTCGATATGTCTATGCTATCACGCAACTCAACTGTTATGGCTTGCGTAAATGCTAAAGCTCGCGCATTAGCTCAACTACCCATTAAGATTATGGCTTATGATGAAAATGGTAAGCTAGTTGATGCGGTTACTGATCCTAATGTTTCAGCTAGAGATAAAGCTAAAGCAAAAGCAGTTTATTATTTATTAAACAATCCTAATAACTATCAATCTGCATACGAGTTTTGGTATCAATGGTCAATGTGGTATGACCTATCAGGCGAAACATTTACTGCTTTATGGCGTAAAGAGCAAACTAACTCTACGCTAACCCCAATGGAAATGTATCTTTTGGATTCCACCTTAATAACCGCTCAAATCACGCCTACGCGGTATCCTACATATAGGCTATCGACTAGCACTTACGGATTTAATAAGGATGAGCCATTAGATTATTTCCAAGTTATTCATGCAAGTGAAATGGCTTGGCAAGGTTCGGCTGGTTTTAATAAAGGCATTTTAGCCACCGAACTTGTATCGCTTGATCAAGATATTGATCTCTATTCAAACTTTATTATGCTTAATGGTGCTAAACCAAGTGGCATGTTTGTTACAGACCAAGTTATTCCTGATGCTAAATTTAAAGAAATAGCCGCAAGATTAAAAGAAGCATGGACTTCTCTTACAGGCTCTAAATCAACCGACTTATCTAAACCAGGTCAAGGTATGTTGTTAGATAACGGCATGAAATATATGCCATTGAATATGCTAACACTTCAAGATGCTGATGCTCGCGCATTAAAAGAACAAACAATGAAGCGTATCTGCGGATTGTTTGGTGTTCCGCCATCTATGTTAGGTATTGGCGAAAGTAAATATAACAATACCCAAACTATGCTAGATGAATTTTATAAATCAACAATGTATCCAATGATTGTTAATATCCAGCAAAAATTTAAGGCATCCCTACTAAATGGCTATCCAAACCTTTGTATTGAATTTCAAACTCAAAACTTTTTAAAAGGCGCACCGCTTGATCAAATGAATTATGTCGTAGCAGGTGTGAATAATGGTATAATCTCACCTAATGAAGCGCGAGAATATCTTGGCAAGGGAAACTTTGAAGGCGCAGACGAATTAAAAGATACATCAAAACAAGCTAGGCCTATTAGTGGCACTTCACCGCAAGATACGGGTGGCGGTGGCAACACTTCTAGCGTTGGCAAAACAGGTCAGGCAGGAAAAGCCTAATGACATTAAAAGAGCTACTCGACAAATTAACTCAACAGGCTAAAAAGAGAAAACCTAAACCTGTTGAAACTAACGGAATGAAAAATAAGGGAGTTCCAATCAATGATTAATAAACTAAATTTTGAAAAGTATTTTTTTGAATCAAAAGTTGAATTAGGTGTAAAGACTGATGAAGCTTCCGATTATAGCGGTGTGATTGAAGCGACAGTAACAACTTTTGGCCCAAGAGAAGGTGCTGATGGCCGTAAGTTCAATTATAAAGCTGAAGGGTTTGCTAATTGGATGGATGAATTCATGAAATCAGAAAAACCTTTGCCAATGTATTTCCAACATAACGATATGAATATGCCAGTTGGTGAATGGTATGAATTTATGATGGATGATGAATCTATGACTGCAAAAGGTAAGATGTTTGTGAATACAAGCATGGGTAAAGACTTATATACCATTATGAAAGAAAGCCCTAACCTTGTTGGCGGTGTTTCTGTAGGTGCTTATGCAGACGAATACTGTATGACAGATAAAGAAGGAAATGTTTTAACGGAAGATGACGATATGGATGAAGCTTATTTCCAAATTACTAAAGGCGGATTAAGAGAAGTGTCAATCGTTATGCAACCAAATAATTTAGATGCTGAAATCTCGAAATTAGAGTGCTTTAGAGCTGATGGCTCTTTAGACTTAAAACTTATCGAGAAAGCATTGCGTGATGCAAAACTTTCAAGAAAAGATGCGACCACCGCATCTTCAATTTTCAAACAAATTTTAGAATCTCGGGATGAGCCTAAAGTTATAGTTGAAAATACACCTATTCAGAGTGAATCCGATGCGGTGGTAAACCAAGAAGCAGAATTGCTTAAAGCTTTTGAGCAAAGAGAACTTCTTAAACATCTTAACAATCGTTATAAAGGATAAATCATGGAAAAAATTATTGAAAAATTAGATGCTATTGAAGCGGCTAATTTAGCAAAGGTAGAAGAAGTAAATGCTACTGTCGATGCTAAACTTGCTGAAACTGTAGCTTCTTTTGATGAAAAAGTAGCGGCACTTGAAGCTAAAGTTGCTTCAATTAACACTGCGCCAATTATTAAAACATACAAATCAATTTCGCAAGAAGTTAATCGTATGGTTAAAGGCCAACTTGCTGAATTTATTAAAGGCAATGGTCGTATGGAAAAAGAAATTAAACTTTTTGAAGATGCTGGTCAATATGACGCATACATCAAAGAAGCTTCAACTCTAACAGGTTCAGGTGCGGGCATTGGTGGTAGAACTGCTTATGATCCAGTATTTGCATCATTGCGTTTAGAAAATCCTATGCGCGGTGTATCTCGTTCAGTTGCTACTGATGGTTCTACATATCAATTTAGAGCTAAAACAGGTAATGCAGGTGTGGGTTGGGGTTATGGTATTGTTAATAATACTGCGGCAACAACTGAAGCAACTGCAATTTGGCAATTAAATCTTAAAGATTTAAATGTTCAATTCCCAATCAGAACTGCGGCACTAGATGACATCGATGGTTTAGAATCTAATGTAGTTTCAGATATGTTAGCTGAATTCAGCCAACGCGAAGCTATCAGTATGATTACAAACAACGATCAAGGTGTGGCTACTGTAACAGGTGGCGGTGGTTCAGACGGCTTACGCGGTCTTAATCAATATCCAGGTGCTAATGCGGCTTATACAGGCGGCACTACATCAGAATCATCTTTTGGTTCATCAGGCACAGCATCAACTGATGGTTTGCATGATTTAGCAACATACGATCAATTAACAACTAACGGCAATTCATTAGCAAACAATGTAACTTATGCTGATATTGTTAATTTCGTTTATGCACTACCACAAGCATATTGGACACCTAATGCTAAATTCGTTATTAATCCAGTTATGCTTTCAGCAATTCGTGGATTAGTTGATGATGAAAAACGCCCAATTTATATTGATGGTTTATCTCGCGATGATGGTATTGTTGGTAAATTACTAGGTTTTGATGTTGTTGTTAATACCTATGTAAATGCACCTTCTAAAGCATCAGGCGGCGCAGGCACAGATAGCCTATATCCAATGTATTTTGGTGATTTTAGCAGAGGTCATACTATTGTTGATCGTTTAAACATGGTATTACGCCGTTATGATCAAACATTGCCAGGTTCTATTACTTTCTATGGTGAAAAACGATTAGCAACATCTATTGTTGATCCTTTCGCTTTAGTTCGTTACAG